TATTTTAGAATCTAGACCCTTTACCTGGTCTGTAAATTGACTAGTAAGACTACTTGCTGTTAAGTCTATTTTAGAATCTAGACCACTAAGACCATTTTTGAACTCTGTTTCTAGTCCTCCAGAAGTTAGATTAATAAGGGCTGTTAAGTCTTCTTTAGTCTGTTTATTAGTACTTGTAATACTAGCAGTTAGCCCTCCTGCTGTTTGGTCAATATAGTTCTTTAGAGTGCTACCATCAGAACCTATGCTAGATATAAGAGTCTCTAGACCTTCTGAAGTCTGAATAATCTTAGAGTAGTTCTCTTGATATTTAGAACTATTCAAGGTATTATTAGTAAGACTATCGTAGACCTCAGAAGTAATCATGTCAGAGGTAACTTTAAATTCACTAAACTTATCATCAATGTAAGTTGATAAGTCCTCTGGAGCAGCTTGCCAAGAAGTCTCCGAGTTACCAAAGCTAATAATTAGCTTATTAATATCAATTTCCGTGTTGGTAGCCATTGATACCTTTAAGCTAACAGTAGGTTCCAGTATCTTCCAGTCACTAAAGGTGTGAAAGAATGAACCAGTAAGTTCAGTAGGGTTCCAAGTATAACTATTGGCACCTGTACTATCGCTTATTACTACTTGTTCTAACTTATTTAAACTATAATTAAATGCTAATGAAGCAGGCGTCTTTAAGTCTCCAATGTTCTGTGAAAGCGTATATAGGTCTCCTGCGGTGTTAACCTTAACATGACTACCAGTACCTAGAGCGTAGTTAACCGCTCCAGAGTTACCAGAACCTAATAAGGAATCTAAGGTACCTTGCAAGTTAGTTGCAATAATCTCATATTGTTCCTTAGAGGCATTACCTACGTTACTAAAGACCTTTTGATAGTCACTAACAAGACCATTCATTGTATTCTCATCATAGACTCTAGAAGTACTTAAAGTAGCCACATAGTTGTTTAACTTAGTATAAGCTGTAGTTAACTTTGTAGCATCCACACCTACTCTAGTAGCCTCTTTATAAAGGTTCAAGTAGGTATCTTCTAAAGGCTTAACAGCACTCTTAATAGTGTTTAATTTGGCACTAGTAATAGCACCTGTTGAGATAGTCTTTAAGGTTGATTGAAGAGCGGTAACCGCCTCGTTCATTCCTGATATTTTAGTACTAATAGTACCCTGATAGCCATTAGCCTTTGCAATAGCTAATCTTAGTACATTAGCATTACTCATTAGGTCATTAGGAGAAGGAGTCCAACCAGTTAACTTAGTACTTCTAGCTAACTTAACTAGAGGGATATCAGAGGCCTCTACAGTACTATCGCTAGGGTATGTGTAAGATACTTTAATATAACTAGTATTCTTCTCCGTTAAAATATGACTACTTAAGGTATTATCATCTTTATCAGAAGTTACATAATCATATCTAATAAAGACATTCTTAGAATCATATTGTGCCCAACCTAGAGTACCACCATTAGGTACGCTATAAGCACTTGCCCAGTAATCATCACGAGAACCAGAACTAATGAAACTAGATACGAGACCATTTCCTGTCTCATCTGTAGTCGCTGTTCCATCGTTTGGATTAAGGACACTCTTCATAGTTGCTAGGTTAAGGGATACTAAGTTGGTCTTAGTAGCATCATCGCCATATAACATAAAGATAATGTCATTCTTGCTAGTAACCTCACTAACATTAATAGCTACTTCATCTGCTAGTTGCTTAATTGATGAACTATTTTCTTGATAACCGTTTTCAAGGTCTTCAATCTGGTCTATAATAGTTTCTTGTTGTTGGTTATTATCTATAACTGTTTTGGCAATATCAATAGCATCATTACCACTACCGATTACAAAGGAACCATCCCCAAAGTTATATTCTTTCCCTGCAACATTTATATTTATACCTGTAGAACTTAGTTTAAAGAACACCTCGTCCCCGTTAGAGCTATTTAAGTCCTTACTGGTAGGTTGGAACCTTAATTGCATTGAACCGTCATGAGCGACCTCTAAGTATCCTCTAAAGGTATCATCGTTATCCATAGCAGATACTCTCGCATCTCCTGTTTGATTAACAGCTAATAGGGTCTCATGAGTATCGGGTACTTCATGAGTATCATCTGTAAAGATACCTTGGTGTTTCAATAAGATATCTGGAGCCAAGGGGTTTAATGGTTCTATCAATGTACCATCGGATAAGTAACTGGTTTCAATGTTCCGATACATAGGTCCTTCTTGTTTGTCTCCCCAATTGTTCTGGAGGTTTACTTTATCAGAACGCATAGATAGAAATGTCTTACCAGGATAAGTGGTAATTTCATTACCGACACCATCCTTTGAATGATACGTTTGGTCAGGGTAAACAGTATAATGTTGACCTACTGTTGGTTGATCATCAACCGCTTTATTGTCTGTGGCGTTATTAGGGTCTCGACTAAGACTTTCCATTACAGAGTCTTCGCCCATGATAGCAATAACTATAGGAGTAGAACCGTCACCATTAATGAAACCTACAAGGATAAGGTCACCTGTATTAATAGGGGTAATGTCACCATAGGGGTTACCATTACCATTACGTCCACTAAAGGAAACAGGCATACGAGCACTCTGTTTACCTTCGAGAGATGAACTACGAGTATAACTAGCTCCTGTATTGAGGTCTATAAAGTCTACGGTATGATTAACATAATTAACCGTAACGACTCGACCAATTGTTAGAGTATTGACATCTTTACGACTATTGATATTTCTAATTAATTGCTTACCAATGGAACTTTGGTGTCGTTTACCCTCTAAATTTAGGTATTCTCCCACAAAAAAGTCCTCCTTTCTAACATTATTAATATAGTAGTTTATTTAGGACGTACAGCATCACCTTTAAAATGACCCATCCAGTAGCTGGTAGAAGCATCGAATTTTTGGATACCTGTACTAGTATTATCAGCAATACACATGTTATTACCTACGTACATTCCCATGTGACCTTGAGGTTCTCCAATACTCCAGAAGACAAGGTCTCCTTCTTTCAGGTTAGCCCATACTTCACTAGGAGAACTACCTGCTACTCTAGATACTGTAGAAGCTCCCATAATAGACCAAGTAGTACAACTACCTATGTCTACTAAAGGACAACCAACGTCTTTATATAGCCAAGCCATTGAACTCGAACAGTCTGCAGGGTGTCCATTACCACTCCAAGGGTCAACGTTTCCACGTCCACCACCAAAGACATAAGGGATAGAACCTTGACCTTTTTTGGCAATCCAGTCTTCTGCCATTTTAACTGCAGCTTTCATGGCTTTATTACCTTTTTTAGTAGAACCTCCAGAAGAACTAGAGCTAGAACTATCAGAATCTTCACTTTCAAAAGCCATATTTTGAAACTTAGCTTCACCCATTAATCCACCAACAAAGTCTAATGATTGACCCCAAAGGTTTGTATAACGAGTTTGACCAGACTGCGGTAATCCACGAGTAACTCCAAGAGTAGTAGTCCAACCATCACTAAAGGAAATATTGTGCTTAACAGATTCTACATAGAACTCAAAGGTATCATTATAATTGTTCATATAAAGTAACAAACGGTCTCCCACTCGATAAGCTGAATGACCTATTACTGTAACATCACCTGCATAGAAATTAGGGTTCTCACAATACCAATCATAGAGTCTCATAGTAAATCTCTTTAATGAGTCTGCTTGTGTAGAGGATGTAGATGAATTAGTTGATTTTGTTTCTTTAATTATCTTAGTAAGTTCCTTTTGAGATAACTTCTTCTTGTTACCTACCCAAGTGTTCCAGATAGAAGCTAATTCTTCATCATCAACATTCCTAAGGTTAGCTTTACCTAACTTAGTAAAAGTTGCTAAATCAGTTGCTTTTTTAAGATACTTCTTAACATTACCTAAAGTCGTGGATTCGGTACCAGTATTACTTAGACCGCCATTAGTATCAATGTGCATAATACTATTCCAGTGAACTTCGGTAACTATCCACCCAGTATTCATGTAGGACTGAACTAAGGCTACAGCTTCTGTAGGGGAAATATTATCAGCCTTATTAGTAAGTTTCTGAGAATAAGCACCAGGGTTCTTACGGAGTTCATCGTGGTCTATACCACCTAAGTAAGCGTTAACTCCTGCAAGACCATAATGTTTCCCGTGAGTAGCCCCATTCGTATCATCTTTATCTAAGTCTTGGTCCATATCATCTGTCTTAGTAGGTTGTCCTGTAAGATATTGATTGGTGACTTCCATTTTGCTATAGCCATAGACATTGACTAAAGCAGGGTGATATTGAGGGTAACTACTTAGTAAACCACCATTAGCACTAATACTAAATAATCCATAAGTATCAGGGTTAACATTAAAGATAGAATAAGCTTCATCATCAGATTTAGCAATATCTGTAGATACTAAAGCGCTAGAATCAACTTTAATAGTTGTTAATTTGTTCCAATCGTCTTGTTCAAAAGGAGTTCTACGGACAACCATTTTACCTTTAGCATCCGAAGTAGCTTCAAAGAAGAACTCGTTAAAAGGTTGTACTCGAATAGCATCCATTAGTTCTAATAGAGAACCGTCAAAAGAGGTATATTGAGTAGAGTCCGTTAAAATCTCATCATCGTCCCATGAAGTTAAACCTGTATAGTCTAAATAGTCAAACACGGTATTAGCACCATTATTGTAACTAATTCTCATATAAGGCTTAAAACGTTCAACAATTTCATTCTCAATAGCCCACACAGCGTTACCCATAAAGGCAACACCTGTGGTACCATCTTTCTCCTTAGAAATTTGTTCAGATGATAAACCTGTTCCGCTACCGCTACCACTACCGCTATCGGAGTCTCCCGAATCACTAGAGCCATCCTTATTAGGACTTCCTCCGTCATTCAGTTTCTTACCATGAGGGGTCCAACCACGTCTAACACCTGTAGGTGGGAAATCTTTACGCCAGGTTGAGTCATTAAATACTGCAAGAAATTGGTCCTTCATTTTAAGTATATTGCTATACTTATCGCTCCATTTCCAACTATTCCAGGTACTTAATTTATACTGGAACATACCTCTAGGAATACCTGTATTATCGTGGTCATCATAACCACCAGGAGGGTCTTCTCTAACACCAGATTCAAAGAAAGCCTGAGAGTATAGTTGGTCAATATCAGCATCAGTTAACTTTTCTTTCTTAGTTATCTTAGCAGCTTTCTTAGCCGCTTTTTTAAAGTCTTCTTTACTAATAGCTCCTGTATTAGAGCCACCATCACTGTCGCTACCACCAGAATCGCCTTCGGAACCTTCGTAGTCAGCGTTGATATCCCATAACCAACCCATGTTAGTCAACTCATTTTGAGCTTCTTGTACAAGTCCAATCTTGTATGATGAGAACATCTTAGCCATGCTCTTACCAGAAATCTGGTAATAGAAACTAGGACTATTAAAGTCACCTACTATGTGAACTTCACTAACCATTCCTACAAATATAGTAGAACTACCAGAGTCTCCTATGGTAGAATCTAGGGTACCTGCTTGAGGATTAGCTTGTATAATGATAATGTCGTTCTCGTTAATTACATAGTCCCATCTAAAGTCTCCTGCAAGCATAATAGAGAATGCAGCACTATCCTGAGATAGGTCATTAGAAGTAGATAGACCAACGAAACCATCAGTCATTAATTTATCACTAGCAGATACAGAGTTATCATATATCATGCTAAACTCATTAGTAGAACTTTTAATTGCAATATTAACTTGCGGATATAATATGTTATTTGCCATTAAGTTATAGTTTCCTTACCTTTCTAAGCAGGTGTATAATTCCTAGAATTATTAAATACACTTGTTTGTAATTTACTTTTAAGGGTATTAGCAATAGCACTAGCATCTTCTTTAGTTGCATTACCATTAATATTAATAGTGATAGGCATGTTAATTGATGATCCTCCACCACTAAATTCTTTATCTACACCTGTTTGCTGTGCCGCGTATCTAGCAAGCTGTTTAGAACGTCCATTACTTGCAGAGCCTCCACCAGTAGGTACAACAGTTTCTTGTTGGTGTTCAGCAATATAAGATAATGTAGGAGAATTAACAACGTTACCTGTCGCATTAACTGTAGCTGTAGAATCTTGTGCAGCTTTTTCAATTCGAGTAGCACTTGAATTTTTGGTAATTGTTGTGGTCTTAGAAGTTTTACCAATAATACCATTTTGTTGTTTAGCCTTATCAAGCAACTTGTTGTACTTATCTAAAGCTTTATCTTCTTGATTAAGGTTATTTTTCTTCTTATCCTCGCTATTATCCTTCTTGGATTTATTACCTGTAAGTTTATTCCAGCCTTTACCTATGGCATCTTCTCCCATACCAGCTAGACCTGAACCTGTAGCAAATCCTGCAGCTCCTGCTAATAAAGAAGCCCCTTGTGATACAACCCAACCACCAGGTCCAGCAAGGTTAGCACCAGCCATAGCAGTTTCGGTAGCTCCTGCAGCTGCTCCAGCAGCTTCCATACCTGCAACGAACTTAATACCTTCTTTGGCAGTCTTCTTTACTGCCTTATTTCTATTCTTCTTTTCTTGTTTCTTCTTATCTTTTTTAGAAGCGTTAGGATTCTTAGCTTCACTTTCTGCATCTGCTTGTGCCTTGGTGCTATCATAAGTCCCCCACATATCAGCAGCAGCTAAAACAGTTCCTAGAATAGGTACTTTCCTGGCAAACTTACCTACTGATTTTGGTATAGCTTTTGGTATTAACTTAGCTGCATTTCTTGTTACAAAATTCTTACCGTTACCTAATACACTTGAAGCACTTGCTAAACTATTATATGCAAACTTAGCACTTTTAGTTTGAGCTAATCCAGACTTATTAGAAAAGAACTCTGCAGCTGATATTTTAGTAGCGTTTTTACCATTTTTCTCAGCATTACCAAATAAGGTAGACATCCAACCACTATTTCCGTTCTTACCACTGCCTGCAACATTTTTAAGGTCTCCTGAAATTCCTGCAATAGCAATAGCCTTTATAATGCTTGCAGCTCCTACACCTACCGCAGTAAGTACCGCTGTTAACAGAGGGGGCATGCGGTTAACCGCATTAGAGATAGAACTAACATACTTACCTGTTTCTTGTTGAAGTTGAGACATGTTAGCTTCTCTTTGTGAATCTGCTTTAGCAGTTGATAGGTCCGTAGAATTAGCAATCTTATTACCATTCTTGTCCTTAGTGTTATTACCTGTTTTTTCATTCTTATCTAAGGCTTTATTAATACTACTTTTAGATAAGTCACCTTTATCAGCAGTCTTAATAAGAGCTTGAGAAGCAGTTTCTCCTAAACCAGTAATCTGTTCTACTGTAAGTGCTTGAGATTCAATGCTAGAACCAGACCTTGCTTTTGCCATGCTGACAATTGCTCTAATGTTATCAGGGTCAGTTAAACCTTTTTCAGCTTGAGCTTGGGCTTTAGCGTATCCAGAAACTCCACCAAATTTAGTTGTATCTGAATTGATAATAGATCTTAACATAGGGTCATTACCACTCATTTTACCTGCAGCAGTAATAGATGAATTAAGGGTATTTAAGTTATTACCACCCGCTTCACTTTTCCAGGCACTAGAACCAGACTTAGCAAGTTGACCTTGAGTAGCAGACACATTATTAATACCTTTGGTTGTAGTACCAATAGTGCTTGATTGGTTCTTAGCAATTTGACTTAAGTATTTAACTTGGGTCTGTAATAGTCCCATTGTTCCAGAGTTTTTGGCGCTACCGACAGCCGAGTTAGTAATACTATTGACTTCTTTAGAAGTACCACCTGCGCCTCCTGAAATGACATTAGTCATTAAGTCTTGGTAGTTTTCGTTACCAAAACCTGAACTACGAGAGTTCTTCATCAAGGTATTCATATAAGAACCAGAAGGGTTAGTGTTAGAACCCCCATTGGCCATTTGTGATAATTGCATAAACCCTAGAGAGTCTGCCATACCAAAACCGTTCTTTATTCCTGATTTAGAAGCAACGCTTCTTACCTGAGCAGAACTCATATCTGATGAGTTACCAATTTGGACAGCTTGGTCCCATGTTGATTGGTTAATTTGTTTACCTTGTTTATACCTACTTGTAGTGTTACCTATAAGAGCGTTGGCTGTATTACTTACAGTAGACGTTAAACGACTATTAAAGATATCTGCAGCGGAACCTTTACGGGCCTCTACAGAAGCACCAGAACTACTCATTTGAGCATCGGATGTTTTAAGGTCCTGACTAGCCTTTCTAGTAGCAGCTTCAAGACTTGCTAGAGACTTGATATAAGACATTGAAGTCTTTTCCATTATCTCAGCATCAGCAATTATCTTGTTAAAAGCCTTCTCATCAATCTTACCACTAGCTAGGTCTTTACTAGCCTTAGGAATACTTCCTTGGGCATTTTTGATACTCTCATTGGCTCTTTTACGCTGATTAGTAATAAATGATTGTTGTTCACTTAGAGATTGGCCCCCCATAGAAGAGTCCCTTTGGAACCTTTGATTGTCAATATAAGACATGTGTCCAGAGTCGTTAGCACGAGTTGCGCGGTCTCTTTGACGACTACCTAAGTTATTAACCTCGCGTTGACGTCTACGTATTTCTTCTTGGTCTGCCCGGGCACGGGAGGCACTCATACCATTTGAGTTTCCCATAGCAAAGTCTCGTCTAGCTTGTTGTTGAGCTCCACGAGAAGCACCAATACCAGAGGTCTTCAATAGGTTATCATAGAGTTGCTTAGTAGACTTTAAAGTAGTTTGTAAATCCTCTGCCTGTTTCTTATAATCAATTAAGGCAGAACCATTATTTTTGGTACTAGCCTGTTTCTGTAAACTTGTAAGGTCTCCATTGACGGTGTTACTAAGTGTGTCAACTAAACGCATATCTTTGATTAAGTCTTGGAAATTGGAACTACTAGAGTAGCCTCCTTTGAGCATAGTCTCTCCCTTTTGGGAAATCCTATCCTGTAATTGAGATATCTGGTTAAGTTTCTTGACGGTATCTTGAACGTTACCAGTGACCTCAAATTCATACTTGTTTGCCATGGACTACACCTAGTTCCTTTCTAATGCTATTTTACAAGAGGTCTTGATTGACCTGTTTCTTCAAGATATTTAGATTTTTCTTGAAGTTCTCTAAGGACTCTATCGGCTTCTTCATTCTTAGAGTCTCTCATTTTTTGTTGTTGATATTCGGAGAATTGAGAGTTAGCTGTAAAGTCTCCACCTGCTATGGCATCTAGGTACTCTGTTTGGTCCTTAGCAGATATCTCTCTAAGTTGCTGTTCAATGCTTGCTTTATCTAGACCGCCTGGCATTAAATCAATATCATCACCATCGTGCCATGAATAGTCATCGTCTCCAAAGTCAGCTACGTCTCCTGCTTTGTACTTCATACCGTTTTCATCAGTGGCATATAAAGCCCGCTTATTAGTACCACCAGTACTAGTATTACCCATAGGTACACTACCTTGACCTTCAAGGCTATCATAGTATTCTTGACTAGCAAGGTTATCTTCTGTTTGCATATCTTGATATGCCATTAGGTACCATGTTAATTGGTCCATTGTTAAGTTATTTAACAAAGGGTCTCCTGGTAAGGTATGTGATATATACATAACCCTGAAAATGTTACGAGACATACTGGTCTGTACTAGTTCTTCAATTTCTTCTTGATGATTAACCGCTAGGGCTCCTTTATCACTACTAAAATTGAAATCGAGACCGCCACTCGAAGTATCCTTCCCCAATAGCATATAAGATATCTGTGTTATAGATATTATCCATATCTTGTAGGAACTCTGGTAAGTTTTCTCCTTGGTTCTCTAATAGTTTAATAGTATAATAGACCACATATTGGTAGTTAGGGATAGCATCTAAGTCTGGGAATTGACTAAATACAAAGTTAGTAATAGGAGCTTCTTCCAAAGCATTAGGCACTTTAATAGTTACATCGAATTTCATATCTAGTTCTTCAAAGTTAAAGTGGTGTTTATACTTATCATTAACTCCTCTTAATAGAGTCTTTAATTTATCAGCTTGGTCATCACGTTCTTCTGGAGTTAATGCTTTAGGAGCTTCTACAGCCTTTTCCTCAACAGTAGTATCCTTTTCCTCATTAGCTAACTCATGTGCTTGTTCTTGTAATGCAAGTTCTTGTTCCTTGATTTTGGCTTCAATTTCTTTACTTGGCATAGTTATTCTCCTCTTTTTTAATTATTCAATAGTAATCTAGTATAGTTATGACAAAATAGTAAGGTATTAGGATAGTTATTGTGTTATTATTAAAAATAAATAATTTAAGGTAGCTACTAGAACACTATAAACAAAAAAGACCGCCCAAAAGGGTAGCCTTATAATTGTTAGTTTATGAAGTTGTGTTAGAGTTGGCATTCAAGAATGTAAACTCAATTTCTTCTGTAACTAGTTCATTCGCACGTAAAGATAGTTTATAGCTATTAGCAGTACAGCCACGAAGAGCTTGTACAACTTGACCAGTACCTTTATCGGTAATGATAACATCAATGATACCTTTAGTAAGAATTTCATCGGCACCAACTGCTGCAATACCTAGTTCGGTTAAATCAGAAGTACGCATACGCATATCTTCCAAAGTAACAGTACCTTGATATTTTAAGTAGTCAGATTCAACGGGTTTAATACTACCAATTTCGTACACGTTAGTAGTACCATATTCAACATTAGAACTTGCATTTTGTGCTCGTCCAATGATATTCCCTGCGATAGCGATAGACACTAGGTCGGCAGAGAATGTTGTTTGACTTGTTTTATCAGCCAATTAATTCACTCTCCTTTTCTATGCAGTCACTACAGTAGATGAAGCAGTTGCTGTAGTTAACGTTTGTTCGTCATAGGTAATTCCTAGTTTAACGTGCTTGATATTGCGAGAAATATCAACATCAACGTTAATGTTCCACTTGCTACCGTCTCCACCAAGGGTAGATACTGAGATACCTGAACTATCATAAGCGTAGATAAGACCGGTAACAATAGCTGTGTCTAAGAAACTCATAACCTTAGTTTTGATAACTGAGGCACTATTAACAGCAATCTTTTCACCAATCAAATGGTCATCTAAGTATTGACGGAATTCAGATACGAACATATCAGAATCTTCACCAACACCCATTTCGGTATCAACAGGACTATTAGAACCAGTACCACCAAAGGTACTAATGTCATTAGTTAAGCGGAAGTTTGAAGCACTTGAGCTATTACGTATATGGCTTACAGAGATAACACCAGAACTGTCTAATGAGTTCAAGTCGTCAATTTCAAAGACTACATCAGTACCTACAATATCAAGATGCTTGTAAGTTATAGAAGAACCTTTAGGTAATCCAGAAGCAATACCCGCAACCATAGCTGCGGTAAGGTAACCAGGATATGACTTAGTAGTTCCGTCTGTTTGAGTAATCTTAACAGAGTTACCAATTACATAAGCACGGTCTGAGTTAAGACGAGCAGCTCGTGAGATTGATTCTTTCTTGCTTTCTGCAATACCACCACCAACGATAACACGCATTGGGTTTGCAAGGTCTGATTGACTCTTAACAAAGGCATTAGCTTCGGCATGAATACTTTGGTCTTCTGTCAATGGAACAAGGTAATATACACCTTCTTCATTAGCAAATTCTTTAAAGTATGAAGCCCAGCTCGAAGGAGATACTCCAGTAGAACCACCTGCAAGGTTAGTTGAAGGAAAGTTAACTACAGAAACTTCACTTGTATCAGCAGTAGCAGTGATAGTAGCGATACCATCTTTAACTTCTGCTGTAACATCAGAAGGTTCTGCAACAATACCACCAAAGGGGTCAAATGATACAGCAATTGTGTTATCATATTGTGTTGCATTTAAGATATCACCTGCAATAGCAGTAGCAACCGTTGGAGTAACACTCAATGGTGTTTCTGGCATAACATCTAGGTACTTAGTAGCAATGTTGTGGTTACCAAATTCAAAGAAGTCTGCTTCAAAACCATCAATATCATTGATAGCATTAATTAAGTCTCCGATACGAACTTGAGCACTAGCATCACCTAAGATGATATTTCCTGCGGTATTAGCAGAACTTGCACTAGCACCAGCTTTAAGTACTAAGAAGTTTGCGTTACCAGCATTATCATGAGTAACTTCCATAGAAGCATATCCTAGTGTACCTTTATAAGCTACAGTTAGAACACTTCCTAAGTTATCATAAGTTGTTGATACATTATCTTCATTGAAGATAATTGTTAAACGCTTAGTTCCTGAAATCAAGTTATCAGTTAAGCTTACTTGAATTTGGTTAGCTAAGTTACTATATAGTTCTGACTTGAACGTCAAAGGTCCTTGAACAAGAGAGGCTTGTGTGGCAGGTTGTGCTCTAAGAGCTAGAATATCCCCTGCAGCATTTGCACCTTCGGGAGAAGGATTCCATGCTAGTTGGATAGCATCCAATAGGTCACCGCTACGTAATTCTTCTGCAGCAGAGCTAAAGTTGGTGAACCGCATTACTTGTCCTGGAACACCACCTTCTGAGGTACCTATAAGCATAAGTTTCTTGTCGCTAGAACTTGACGTGCCAGTAATAGCAGTATCATTAACAGTTGCTTGAACACCAGGAATAGTGTTAGCGAACTTTGGATATTTATTAATTGCCATTTATTATTAGCACTCCTTGTCTAGGTATTTTTTAAGATAAGGGATAAAGTCAACATCTTGCGGTAGCCTTGACTTCCCTTGCATATAACTCTTGAATCCAGCAACCTGCATGTAATCCATGTTGTACATAGGTACCGCAGTTTGTAGAAATTGTTCAATTGTAACCCAAGGTGAGTCAGTGACCTTAGCAATTGGTTCATGTAATTTATTCGACATGTGTTGTCCCTACCTTTCGTAGAGTAATATAGTTGATTTTGGTGTAATTTTAAGACCTTTTAAGACTCTTTAAGGTTGTCTTTGATAAATACTTCCTTAATTCGTTCTACCATGTCATAGTGGACTGAATAAGTAGCTGTATAAGCGAATGAAAAATCAATGCCATAGATTGGTAAATCTTTAGTGGTTTCATCTAAAAGGGATACAGGTTCTTCATGGATAGTTGGTAAGTTAACTGCAAAGGGACCTCCTCCAACTTCCTTCATAAGAATAATAATAAATTTAAGGATATTATCCATACACCTTAAAGTATCCATGTTACTAGATACCATATAGACTGTTAAAGAATCCTGAATGGTAAACCCTTTAGCAACCCCACCATTGTCTGAACCTTTACCTTCAAGTTTAGGGAAGTAGATAGTGTTAAACTTAGCACCTACTATTTGTTCCATAGGAGTACCATTAACTCCCAGGTTAATTCGTGTATTATCTTCGGTATCTAAGGCAAAGATATTCTTAGTGAGACCGTTAATGTCCAGAATGGAACTAACAGGGTTACTTGTTTTAATAAAGAACCCCTTGTCGTCTTGTTCAACTACTAGTTGTTCATTAGTAACCCCTTTGTCCCAACTATCATATTGAGCCACATTGTTACCAATACTATCGCTTTGACTTTGAGCACCTCCACGGTTTATAATAAATAGAGATTCAAAGTTAGTGGTATTATCAGGAAATGTATAGTCCACTGTAATAGTATGTTCAGGGTGCTTTCCACCAAAAGCTATTTTAAAGGCTTTAGCTACAGAAGGTTCAATGTCTCCTAAAGCCTGGTCGGTTACGTATGTTTCATTATCAGTACCTACACAACTAAGTATCTTATCGAGGTACGTTCTAAGTTGTGCTTTAAAGTAACTGTCATAAGACGGGATTGACAAGGTTATCCACCTACTTTCTTTACAAGTTGCTTGAACAATCGGTCCATATTAGCAATCATAGTTTTACTAAAGTTATCATCATTAATTTTACTACGGTTAAGTATCCACGCAGCAGGATTGGTCTTATCAGAGACCGTTCTAAAGGCATAATAAGTAGACTTCTTTCCTTGTCTAATTCTTGTCATGTTATTAGAAACTGGCTTGTAATTGGCACTACTAATAGACGAAGAAGTAGATATCTTAGTAGACATTAATTGAACTACACCCGTAGCACTATTGGTACTAGTAGGTATATTAATAGCACTCGCTTGCCTATACATGGCAGAACTCATACCAGCAGTCTTTTGTCTCATAGGTATAACCATGTACCAACCATTGGAACCTTTCTTCTTCTTAGCATACTTACTAGCTTGAAAGTAAGGCTTAAGATCTACGACACCTTTCTTATTCATTCTAGTAACGGTAACTTCTAAGTAATGAGGACTAGTCTTTGGCTTTAATCCAAATTGTCTAGCTTGAAGAGAGGCTCTATTGATGATATCACTAGATAGGTTTTCCTCAAGAGTCTCCATATAGCCCTCAGGGTTATTAAATAAGTCTGGTTTCTCACTCATTAGATATGAAATCCTCCTCCACCTAAGGGTTCATCTTTAGGTTCAACATAACTAAGATTACTATCTGCACTTTCATTAAGTGCTTTATTCATGTTGTTAATAGTGTCTGTGTTAGTTGCAAAGCTTTGAGTAGTTTCTCCTATGATAGCTTGTTCACGAGTTAGTTCAATTAGCTTAGGAAGAGCCTCATAACGTTCACTCTTATCAGCAATGGCTTTATTAGAATACTGATACCGGTTTTCTTTAAGAAGGTCGGTTACAATGTATCTTAAAGTGGTATCAAAGCGCATAGTAATATTTTGGTCTAATAGTCCCTCATTGATAACCTTAAAGATTTTAGTTTTAAAGTCATAGGTGAAGTCCTTATCAAGTTCAATCTCTCCATTTACCGAAGCTACAAATAAAAACTTATGAGCATCATAAGGTAACTTAATACCATTAGCCATAATATTTTCTGTATTGGTAAAGATAAAGGCTTGAATAATGTGAACATCCGGGCACGTAATACGGTCCTTAGTAGCAATAGGTGTTTCCATGTTAACTGTACCTAAAGAGCTACCTCGTTGATAATTACCAACGTTACTAGTAGTCTCTTTACGCTTCTGTGATTGCATTAGCATTCTAATGCGTTGACCAGGTAAATAGGCTCTTCCTGTTCCACCACATATCTTACAGTTAATATCAGGTTTACCTGTATTAGGGTTCCTACAAGTACATAGATAAGAACGTTCCCAGGTAACTCGCATTCCATGGTCATCTACGAACTTCTTAATTTCATTAGTTTCAAACAAAACAGCTTCCGTAGAGGTACCCTTACGAGGTGTATTACCATTGTTACTATAAGAGTTCTCATCTTTATTGTAAGAGTAATCTTCATGGTCTCTAATTTCATTAACAGTGTCCTTAGAAGGTAACTCGGGGACAACTGGGATATTAGAAGGTGTATCTGTTCGATTAGCATCTGTTAGTCTAATTGGTTTATCCATTTAGTAACCCCCTTTGATTATACTGAATATAGAGGTACTACATAACGACTACGAAGTCCTGCTTCTAATTGGTTAATATCCTTACGGAGTAAATCAATATCTGCTGCAGAACCAGTATACATAGCACTTTGAGTAGTAACAATCTTTTCACTGATACCATCTACGTCAATAGACTTTTCAGCAATACCAGCACCTAAGATAAGTTTACCCCATTGTTCAAGGATATCTATCATACAGTACTTTAAGATTAGTTCTTGTAAATCAGCAGGCATTTCAAAGTCCTCATTATAGTTACCATTATTAGCAGGTAACATTCCTGCTACATAGTCTAATGAGAACGCCTGTGGAATATTACTTGATCCACCAGAGTTACCATAACCATAGCCACCATAAGGGAATAATCCTCCCATGATACCATTAGTGTAGATATTGGTATTACTTAGTCCTACACCACCAGACATGAGCATATTGTTAACAGGGAAAGTCTGAATGCTACCAAACATGTTATATACTCTCCACCAGTCACTAGGGTAAGCATTAGTACGTCCTGCCCCTACATTGACCGACATAGCCTCTACTTGAATTACAGGGTGCTTATAGAGCTTAATATTACTAAATGAGTTAGTTTCTGCAGGATACATATCGTGGTGCTCCTGTTTAACTAAACGGGGGAATATAGCAATGTCTAGCTTTTGTTCTGCTAGAGATAACTTAGTTTGAATCATACGTTGATAAAATGAGTCTGGTAAAGGTTTACCTGTATTAGGGTCCACCACCTCTAGTCCAAACAAGTATGCCTTAATAGCATCAGGGGTAAGGTCATAATCTGTGGCGCTAATAGTTGCGAGGTCCTTTAGTTCAATATGCTTAGGGTTACCATCGCTATAAGGAGCTTTATATTTATCAGTATCTTTAATAGGTGTCAAAGCCACTAGCGGTTCCTCCTAGTCTTATTTTTTAGTAGTCTTCTTAGCAACTGCTTTTTTAGCAGGAGTTTTCTTATTAGTTGTAGCCTTCTTTGCGGTAGTTGCCTTAGAAGGTGTCTTAGAGGCTGTTTTAGCCTCGGTAGTCTTTTTATGTGTAACTTCATTGTCTTTTAGTTTATCGTCCTTAGAAGAGACAACAGAGGATTCTTTTGGTACTTTAGTTTCTTTTGGAGCTAAAGTTACTTCTTCTAGAATATAACTAAAGTATGAGTATTTTTCCCCATATAGAACTTCTTTTTCTGGAGTTAGACCCGAAACAATCCCATTTCCGTCAACTTTTAATTGTCCATCAATTGTTCCAATAATAGTATTCTTTTGTGTCAAGTGTTTTAACATAACTTATCTATCCTCTTATCCTCGTATTTAGATAAATAAAAAGGAGGAGGCTTTCCGCCACCCTCCTTTTTATTAATTTTTATTAACGTGTAGGTGCTACTTGAGTATAGCCAACGTTTTTAATCATAGCGAACTTCTTAGGTGCGATTAATGCAAGTGCACCGTTCCAGATAACACTCCATGCCAACGTCTTGTTTTGAGTTGGTAATGGTAATGACATCATAGGAATTAATTCGTACAAGCGAAGAACCATAGGGTCAACTTGTCCGATAAATACGTCTACAGTACCAGGAATAACTTGGTTACGGTCGATAAAGGTAATAACACCTTGAACATCTTGTTTGTTAACACCGATACGTGCTAATAAGAAGAAGTTACCAGTATTTTTATCTTGACGATATACTGAAACATATTTAGGAGTTTCTACATAGGCAGTTGGTAATTTGATTGCCAATGAGATTGATGAGTTGATAGCATCTAATACTGCAGGTACAGCAACAGCAACTGATTCACCTTTGTCACTATTTACAGTAACTTTATATTGGATGTCTCCACTAACAAGGTCTTCGTCTACGAATTTACCATGGTCATTAGGAACGATAGTTGCTTTAACTTCTGAGGCTTCGGCTGGAGCATTCTTTCCACCAAGGAACTTAGTGTCTAAGAACTTGTCGTTTTCCATAACAGCTGAACCATTCAAGTCAACAGTTCCAACAGTAGTTACCCATTTAGTAATGTTCAAACCAGCAGTAAGTGATGTAGAGTTTTGACCCATAACACCATGATCACCCATGAAGCGACTTTGACCCATGAATGAGCTAGAGAACTTAGCAAGTACACCTAATGGCATAAATACGTCTGTAGGAGCACCATAACCCTTAGCAATTGCTAATGAAGCACTGTTAAGCAATTCAGGAGTAAGGTCTTTACCACGAGCATCCATAACATTGTCAGGAGCACCTGATTCGATTTGACGAACTAAACCATCAAATTCAAGTCCGTCTCCACCACCCATAACACCTGTAGGATCATCTGTCAATGATGAATCTCCATAGAAGGAAGCCCATTCAATGTTTTTGATAACATTTGTGATAGCATCGTTTGTATAGATTTCAACAGGTTGTGCAATATTATCAACAGCTTGTGCAATAAGTGATACTGAACGAGTAGCTGACAAACTCTTAGTACGTACTAAGCGGCGTTTCATTTCTGGGTCAGTAGGAGCTGATAGTCCAATTTCTGTATCGAACATTGCATGTCCTGTTTCACCATGACGGTCAAATGTAGTATATTCAACAACTGTAGAAGCTGATGCCATTTTGTTCAACTTGCTGTAGAATACCATGTGTTGTGAACCGTATGATAGGTTTTGTACTTGTGAATCCAAGAATTGACGGCGAAGTGCAGGAACTCCTGCTAATTCTGCAGGGTTAATGTCTGTACCAGTAGTAGCTGATTTACGAATTAAATCGGCTTTTGCTTGGTCTTCGGTAAGTGATTCACCAAATGACTTTAAGATATTTTGTTGTGCTTGAGTTAATTTTTCTTCTGCCATAGTGTTTTAAACACCTTTCATGTATTTATTAGTTATTCAATTAGTAATATAGTGACTATTTGTTATACTTTTCAATGAAGTTCATCATATCTTGAGCTTGACCATCTGAAATGTTTCCATAGAATGATTTAGCTAAGACATTTTGTTTGTTACGTACTTCAAAGTTTTGTAAGTCTCCACTGAATTGAGCCTTAGATAAAGCTGAACGATATTGTGCTTGAACGTCTTCAGTGATATCAGATTTAGTAATTACTTTTGGTTCAACTGCTTCATCTTTAACATCATCGTTCTTTTCAACATCTTCACCAGGAACTTTACGTTCTACAAAGGTTACTTCTTCACCGTCAGTATCTTTAGTTGACTTAAGAGCTTCTTCTGGAACTTTATCTTCTTCTGCTTTTTCTACAGGAGTTTCATCATGAGCTTCATCGTTCTTTTCAACATCTTCATCAGCAGGTGCTTCATCAGCAACTACTTCGTCTTCTAATTTTTCTACTTCAACAGCTTCAACAGCTTCATCAGCAGACTTAACAGTTAACAATGAGTCAAGTTTGCTTCCTAATTTGTTATAGGCTTTAGCAGTAAGTTCAGCCAAACGAGCAAGGTCTTCTGATTTTTCCATAGTAGCTTCTAAAGGTTTAGCTTCAACAGGCTTTTGTGCATCCATGAATAACTTCAAAGTTTCTTCCATTGAGGCTAGACGTTCTTCTAAAGATTTTTCTGTTTTAACAGCATCTTCTTTAGCTTCTTCTTTATCATCATTTTCTTCAATGTCTTCATCTTTTTCAGCGACATCTTCTGCCTTAGCAGTATCATCGCCTTCTTCGATTTCGCCATTCTTTTTAGACTTGTCTTCTTTATCTTCGTTACCTTTGTCTCCGTGGGCAACGTCTTCTTTGTCATCTTGTTCAGCTTTAGGGTCATCTTTAGGTTCGTCTTTATCAGACTTTTCAGCTTCCCCTTCTACTTCTTTATCTTCAACATCGTCAGGCTTTTCAACTTCTTTAGCTTCGGGTTCGTCTTCAACTTCTTTAGCAGTTTCAACTTCCTTTTCTTCTACGTCTGATTTAGCTAGAGCTTCTTCAAATTTATCTAGTTCACTTTTAGCCATTGTTACTCTCCTTGTCATAATAATTTTTTGCTTCCTCTAAACTAATTCCTGCTCCTACTTGTAGAAGTAAACATTTAGCATCGAGGTCAAGAATACCTTGGTTAAGAAGTTTCTGTTCAGCACTCTTAAGTAGTTGTTGACCATCATCTCTGCGTAGACAACTCGTTAAGGTTGCTAGGCTACTGGCAATGTTACTAACTGATAAGGTACCTTCATTTCCTTCTAGGTTTTCTCTATCCATTGCGTATCCTTGGGTATAGTCTTTATTCAATGATTTTTCAAAAGCTTCCCAAGTTGCTTCTGGATTAGCAGGGTGTGTAGTAATTGCTACATTTTTGACCTTTATTCCAGTAATTACATTACTATTATTAGGGTCTCTATCAGTAATGTAGCCTTCAATGGAAAAACCTAGTTTCCGATTAGAACCAGAACCATCCATTGCCTTAGATAAGTCCCACATTTCTTGTACAATAGGCTTATCTTTATAAAGCAATGCAGTTACATGAAGACCGTCATTATCTAGATAGCATTCGTCTGATACAGGTTCTCCTACAATATCTCTAGGAGACTGTTTATGGTCAAAGTTAATGAAACCATAACGTTTAAAGTAACTAATATCTAGTCCTTCAACTTGAATATTTTCTCCGTCTAGGTCTTTGGCACTTGTTGAGGCAATTCCCTTGATATACCATTGTTTCTCTTTAGTAGCAGAAACATTATCGGCACTCTTAGGTTCAATGCTAAATTGCGCAAACTCACCAGACCCAACGAAAAGCTCTCCTTTAGTATAAACTTCCAAGGGTTAGCCCTTCTTTCGTTAATTGATTGTTCAAGAGTAATATAGACTATTACAAGACATAAAAAAGCACTTTCTCATATAAGAAAGTGCCAAGGTAACATTGTTTTTTAAATTGTACTTTTTGAGGTATCTACAACCTTACCATCTTGCGGTGTTCCCATGCGGTCACTAGGTTTAGTCTTACCATCAAAACCATGTTGAACATCCTGGAAACTTACATTAGACTCTGTAGGTTTAGCAGAAGTCCCTTGTCCTTGAGAAGGGTTATTAGAAGTAGCCAATTCTTTCAATAGATTAATCGCATCTAAAGCGAACGCATGTTCTAGTTGTTTCTCTTGAATGTTCTGTGAAGCTCTAAGGATAGCGTATTGGTTAAGAATGATATCATCACCTTCAACACGCCCCTTGATTTTCTTGTCTTCACGGATTTCATGAACAGTCTTAAAGCTAGAAACTTCTTTAATAACTTTATCAAGTTCTGCTAATTCAGCAGTAGAGTCTCCACCAACGAAACGGAACTTATATTCAGTACCAAAGTTAGGCTTAACAATATAATCATTAATAGCATCTTCAATAGTAATCATTAAAGGACGTAACCCTCTGTTACGAGAGTTTTGCATTTGTTCCCCTTGATTACCCTCATTAAGAGAGTGACTCTTATTACCTGTAGCTCCACCTTTATTAGGGAAACCAATTTCAGCAGAGTCAATACCAAAGACAGAACTTATAACATTAATAAGATAGTTTAACCACTTTTCAAACTTTATGTTTGTATTAGCCCTATCGTTTCCAATAGGAACAGACTATATCATCACCCTATAAGGGTGCTAAGCACTTCTATTTAAAGGGTTCTCACCTACTTAAGTTTGCTAACACTTAAGCCATACTCCTATAGTGAAAATTTCATTCACAAATGGATAGTCGTTGAACCTTCCCCATTTTAAAGGGGCTTGGCTGCTGATTGCCGATTATAACATTCCTTAGGGTTTAACCTTAGAACATCTAATAACTTTTTTCTACTTTCGTACCATTCACAATTACTCTTTAGAGTTTTGTTGTAGGATTATTAGCTTTACGGGTTCCCAGCAGTTCACTTAGTTGTTCAAAGCCTGTTACCAGACTAGGGGAGTTTAAAAAGTTCAGTTAAACTGAAACTGTCGTTTCTCCATATCACGAGCTTGTGGAGTTAAATCAATATATTGGATATCATCAGGGGCACTGATAACAGGTAATTGCCAGGATCCATTGATACCTTGTAAGGATACATTCCACATACGTTTAAAGTCATCCATTGCTTGACGAGACTGTGGTTGACTACTGTCACTACTTTGTTTAATATTAAGGATACCTCGAGTAGTACCTCCATGACTAAAGAAACGGTCATTGAAGATTTCGGTATTCTCATGTGCCATAAATTCACGGATACAAATCATTAACTCTGAGAGACCATATCCACTTGAATAGATATTAGATTGTGGGTTACGAATAATCATTGCAAGTTCTTTGTCGTCTAACTTACGTCTAACTTGATTATCAATAACTTGCACATAGCGTTCCCCTTCTGTGATAAGGGAACCATCTCTCTTAGCATGGAAGTAGATAGTTGCAGGGTCAACCATTTTGGTATAGAGCCATTCACCATCTTTATTATAAATGTTCTCAAAGTTAACTTGGTCATATATATAGGTATCTTGAACGAACACCTTAATGAACTGGTGTAGGTCTAATCGGTTGTGACTAGGGTAGGTACCCATTTGTAGAAGTTGCTTCTCTAGATTCTTGAATAGTTTCTTCTCTCGTGCGGTAGGTTTCCTATCAACGTCTTCAAAGCCAATTGTAAACCCTGTACCTTGTTCAGATTCACTAGCAGGTACACAAAAGTTTAATACTTGTCCTGCACGAGTACCAATGATAGCTCTAAGGATAACGTTATTACTATAAGTCTTAAGAGTAGAATTAATACCAGAGTTACCATTAAGATAAGGTTTATCTCGGTATCCCGGATTAATAGAAGCTAAAGTTAAACCTGTAAGAGGTTCATCTAAAGTCTTTGGTCTACCATTGTAACCCTTAGTGATTGGATTACCTCCTGGGACATTCTGGGAGTCCCGTTCTAAGGCTTTTTCTTGATTTTCTATAAGCTTAGAGTACTCTTGAAGGTCTCTATTGCTTACCTTATTTCCGAAGTTAAAAAATGCCACTAACTACACCACGCTTTCTATATAATACTTTAGCTTAGATTGTCCGAGCATAGTAGTACCCTTTAGGTCCTCGGAATATTCTGTTTCAAAGTTATGTGTTTCAAAGACTTTTTTAAGTCTAAAGGCTTCCTCGCTGTTAATTTCACGATAAGTATCCTTAGAAGAATGTTCTTCTATTAAGGTAGTATCTCTATCAGTAACACCGAGTACTCGATATTTATTAGATTCATTAGGGAAAGTCACATAGACACCGATTTGGTTACCATCCATGTAATTATATAAGGTAACTATATAGCACCAATCAGTACCTTTACCTTCTTGTTTAGCAATTTTCTTAGCATTGTTCCATTTTTCATCATTAGTAAAGGACATTTATAGGTTCCTTTCTGTCAAATAGTTTACAATAATAATATAGTTAATAAGGGTATACCCCTGAAAAACTAGGCTTAAACAGACAAAAATTAGAACAATGTTGCATTAATATCCTTAGATTCAAAAGCTTTTTGCAAATCAGTTTTATCTCTTTGCAACGTAGTGTTACTTGTATTTCCGAAGTCTGATGATAATACATCAAAGTCGAATGCGTTTCCGTTGTTATAGTATTTCTCTTTAAGATAGTCTAATCCTAATACAGAGATTACCATTGCTTGTGAATAATGTCTTGATACCCTCGATTTCTCGATACTTAAACTCTCATAGGGAGTGGACTATATCTTAACCTATTGTTTTGGTAATAGGTTCTTGGCTTTACTTTTCCATAAGGAATTTTCTTATCTAGTTCTCACTATCCCCATTTAGATAGCTACCTAGAAATTTAGTCTCTAGACCTTTACAGCTTATGCTGATTTAGTACGGTGGTCGGCTCTGTCCCTTTCGGGATTTAGCTTTTCTTATCGGTTTATTCGTGTAACAGATAGTTACCTTATTTCAGCCATGCCCGTTTAACCAAGTTTGTTTCTAGCCGTAACTAGTAGGTGGAACCATTATGTTAATCCGCACCTTTTCTACCAATAGACTCACGGTATTCTCCGCCTTTATCTTCAACATCTTGGATAGTAACATTATCCCAGTGTTTGATAAGGCGTTCTACTTCTGTACCTTTAGCAGGGAAACCAATTTTACCTTGTTTAATCATACTAATAACACGTTTGTTCTGTACAAGTTTATCTACAGAGATAGTACGAGTGTTTTCACTATACTTAGGTTCAATTTGATTAGAAGCGGTTGTAAGACCAGAAGTAGGGCTTGATACATATTTACACCCAAAGACTTTATTACGTCCGTAAACGTCCATTAAGTCAATAATTTTGTTACCTGCATCACCGACATCGGCTACTACTAGTTCTGGGTGATATTGATCTAAGATTAGACGTAGAGCTTGAATATCACGGTCAACATTCATAGTATCGGTAGCATTATTACCAGCTACTTGATACAAGTTAAGGACATCTAGGACACCATTTTCTTTAAGTCCTAGAACAACCACACTATGGAATTGTTGTCCCCAGTCAATACCTACTGTACATAATGAATAATCACCACGGTCCAATAGAGGTTCGTTAAAGTGGGCATTACGTTTAATATCAGAAGCACTAACCTTAGTCTTAATATCTTCATAAGGTAAACCTAAGTCATAATTAAAGAAGGCTTGCTTACTCTTAGATTGTAATTCGGTCATTTTAAGTTGACTAGCAGATACCCATACAGCATTCATTTGTGAGATAAAGTATCCACGAGAGTCATTACTACGGTCTGGGTATTTACAAATCCAGTGTCCATTATACCAGCGGTCTAGTGGCATACCACAATGTTTACATACATAACGGTAGCTACCTTCTGAAACAATACCAGAAAGGATATCAATACCATCAGAGTTAACTAATTGGATATTACCACCAGCCTCAGGTGAAGTTTCATCATAGTCTGTATAGTCCAAAATGTTATCATAGTTGCAATAAGGACACCTATGTGCATAATACCATTGGTCGGTATTATCAAATTCATATGCGATTCCTCGTCCAGGAACACTAGGAGTACTCCATAAGTTCAATTTATGAAACTTAGAAGACTTCAAAGCATTCATAGCGGAACTAAAAGAAGCAGGATTAACACGGTCAAATTCATCTAGTGAAAGGTAATCAGCAGCGATACCTTCAATACTCTTAGGAGAACTAGAACTAGCAAAGGTAATGTAAGTTTCTCTAATACGTTTCAAGTTAATGTTATCAATCGAGTTATCTTGTATTTGACCATAGTAGCCATGACTAAGTTCTGTATCAAGTCTCAATTTAGTAAACTTTTGAAGTTGTGCATTAGTAGGGAACGTGTATAAACAGGTTACCCCATGTTCACTGTGAGTGTCTGCAAAGTTAAGCATCTTAGCAACACCGACTTCTGATAGTCCTAATTGACGACTCTTTTGTACAGAAATCTTATCTGATTGGTCATCCAGAATTTGTTTCTGCCAAGGTCTATGTTTAAGAGCATTAGCCATATCTCGTCCAGGTACATTCAATACAAAGGGATTTCCACCCTTTAAAGTATGGTGCCTTAAAGTATAGTTAGAAGGAGCTATAAAGTCCATAACATAGCTTAATTGGTCTTCTGTGACGTGTTCTACTGGTTCTCCATTGGAACTAAACATTCTATCTACTAACTCATGAATTTCCTTACCTGTATAGGAGTTGTCTCCATAAGGTAATCCATTAATAGCTTTAATTGATTTCTTCTCATTAATATCATTACCATTGCTATCTACAAGCGTATTCTTATCTACCATAATTGTGCCCTCATCTATTCTTTATTCATTATAAGCTTCTAGGTTGTCCTTATTAAGGGCTTCCCCTAGAGACTTAATAGTATCATTAACATCATCAACGCCCATTTCATCTAGAGCATCCATATCAATGTACTTCTCTTCCTTAATATTTCCTCGTTCATCAGCAACATTTCGAGACTTGACTAAAACGTGCTTTTCTAAAGCTAGAGCCTGATTAGTAGATAATTCAGGAATACCTCCAGAGGTTTCTTCTCCAAAATTGATTTCATTAAGTTCTACATACATGCCATAAAGGTCCTTGTAGTCCTTAACACTATCTAATGAAAATGAACCATTCTCTACACGTTTTAAAAAAGTGTTCATTAAGTTCATGGCACCTTTATTAAAATCTCTACTTAGTTGCTTCTTATCTTCTTCCATGGTGGCTTGGTCGTCTACCATTCCTCTTATGTTATCTGATACACCCATAGTATATTAGGCCTCCTTATTCTTTAAATCTTCTTTCTTTTCCTTTGTCCGAAGGTGTCCTCCACAATAACGAACGTCCCAACAGATACTTAATGGAACAAAACCATCAAAGTTATCTAATTTAAAATGCTTGACAATAGTCTCATACTTGTTGTCTTTAACACGGTACCTTGTTAATTGTCTTCCACAGATAGCACAATACCTAATCTCTTTAACTCGTTTATCATGATTGTTGAATAAGTGTTTACTAGGATAGGTATCAAATAGCGACCTGCGAGCCTCTTTATAATTTCTTGAGGTAATCTTTTGTGACTGATTGAATTTCTCGTTCTTTCCGTTCATATTCCTCCACTTCCGAATCAGATAAATCTAAGTTAGCAAATAATGTAGACTTTAAATGTTCTAAAGAAGATTCAATCTGAATTAACTTATATTTTTGCCAAGTAATTGCAACTGTACGGTTATAGTCTTCATACATACCATAAGCTTGTAATATCATAACTACTAATAGTAAATTGATAATGACATATAACCAACTATATAATGGACTGTCTATTATATTAGGATTAAACCAAAATGATATAATCTTGAATAGAATGAGTCCTACAGCAACTAACACTGTCTTTACAATAGTATCCTTGTGCTTTCTTAACATATACACTCTACCGTCCTTTACAGTATTCTAATGTTTTATCGGGTAAATTTATGTTAACTTATACAAAAACTATCATAGGAACCTTTCTAGACCTTTTAGAGTAATGATATACTTTCTAAATAAATTCTTCACATAAAAGTAATTGATTATTCACATCTTTTAGGTTATAATAGTAAGTAATAACAAAATAATACTCTTATCTACTAATATAGAAGTAAACGTGCATAGTGATTAACGCTACATTATTATTGAACAATACAAGTAAATAGTAATGGGTGGGCTGATGGCGTATGCAAGAACATAAGGACACTGGCGGTAACACCGAAACGATTAGCTATGGTGCTTTGGTTGAACGAGTTGAAGCCTTGAATAAACAACTAGAAGACTCGAAGAGAGCAACCGATAAACTTAGTGACCGCCTGCGGGATATTGAGCTATATAACAGCTCCCAAAAGGATGTTCCAAACAAAATACAACACAATGAGGAACTTATTAAAGAAATAAGGGAATCTAATGAAGCTGCCGACAAAGAGAAACATGACTACGTAAAAGAGTTTATTTTAATTGTTGTCAGTGGTGTCTCTAGTTATATATTAAGTAAACTAAGTTAAGGAGATTATTATGAAAATGCACATTACTAGAACATTATTACCTGTATCAGGTAAAGAACAAATTCGTGAAATTAAAGATGCCCTTGGGGAAACACACTATGTGTTCTCTAAAATTCGTGGCGGAATAGTTAAACCTGCTCGTGATTTTATCGTTGGCGCTCAAAAAGAATATGCGGATGGTTATTACATTACCGTACATGAAGATAAGACTCGTACGTCAGAAGCTATCGAAGTTAACGGTAAACAAATTGTATCATCTAAACCTATTGTAGGTGACCTACCTGCAGATATTATTATAGGTACTAAAGCTATTCAAGACTACGAAGACCTTAATGTAGACAAAGAGATTGAAGAAACTGATACAGATTATATAGAGTATAAAAAGACATTAGAGAATGTAAAGACTTATTTCTCTCTATAAAAGGACTTAAAGAGACCTAAAAAGGTCTCTTTTTTATTTGTTTTATAATTGACTATATTATAATTGTTAGAAATGAGGTGTAATTCTATTGAAAGATAACGAATTAATTGATAAAGCTATAGAAAAAGCGATAGATATGCAAAAAAACGATATAGACCTTGATATGATAACTGTTCCGTTCCTTGAAGGACTAGCTAAACAGAAGCTAGAAAGTTATGACCAGGTATATGATTTAGATAGTGTACTTACAAAGTCTAATGATATTACTATCAAGTTCCTAGGCTTCAAGTCATTTAAAGATATGTACCTAGTTGCTAGAAGCAATGATAACCTTTCAGGAACTGGAAGAGAACTTAAAGTTAAACACTTTGATAATGAGATTACAATAAAGGTACCTGAGGACTCACCAGAGACAATTAGTAAGGCAACCATGGATAATTCCATGAGTAAACCTGATATGCCTTCTGTGGACAAAGAGGGTACCCCTAAGGAACCTATGGATTCTATAGAAGATACTTGGGAAGTTATGTTTGCAGATACCGAGGATACTAAGGTGTCTCCTACAGTCCTAAGCCAGTTCGATAAGGACATAGAGTGGTCTCATAAAATAGGTAACTTAGCTAAGGGTAAAAAGTCTATCCTATACTTAAAGGATGGTAAACCTACAGGAGTTGCTCAACTAGTTACTCTTAAGAAACAAGATAGTTTTCTACTAGCAGGCTTTGGTTCTAATGAGGACATTAGTTTAAGAGTATTAGGGGATGTTACCCTAGAGGCTATTAAATCAGAATTTACTATTGTTATCAACGCAGATAACTTTGACGATACAACAATTCCTTACTTAGTTGCAATAGGTTATACCAAACAAGGTGACAATATGTATATCTATGAAGGGGCTAAGTTCCCAGAAGAGTTAAAGGTGGTAATTGATAATGGTTTTTGACCTTGTTATACCAGCAGTAATTACATTCATAATCATAGTTCTACTATTAGTAGCTACAGTATACTTTCAGAGACAAACAACAAAACTAAAGGAAATTAGAGTTCAAGAAGAAATATCAAAACTAATAAATATATCCCAAAAGGCAGGAAAAAAGAATGAAACTAGAAAACATGAAGATTGATGAATACCTAGAAAAGTATGCAGAAAAGGAACCATCAATTAACTATATCCTTAACAAAGAACCTCGTAAACGAGAAGTACGCTTCTTAGCTAAGTTACTATTAAATGGAGCTAAGACTGTTCAAGACAATTACCTATTCCAATATACACGTGTTCCCGATGCTCAAAACCGTCACATGATTACATTTATCTGTGATAACCCAGAATATGATGATGGTACTGTAGAAGACATTATTAACCTATCTAAGTTTGCACAAGCTTTCGGTATTACTAATGTTATGATTCAAGATGAAGTCTATAACATGATTAACAAGGGGGCTATTAAGATTGGTAACGCTAAGTTGTTAGGTGTTATTGTTAACCCCTTTGAAGCTGGGGGCTCTCGTGGAACAGGTACTACAGCAATTCGTATCTCAGTTATGGACCGTAAGGCATACCGTAAAGCTGTAGAAGAAGAAAAGAAACAACAAGAGTTAGATGATATTGCTAAAAAAGCAGTTGAAGATAAAGAAGAAGACTAAGAGGAGACCATTATGCAGGAAACATTAGAGGAAGCAAAACGTTACGAAATGCAACACTTAGCACTTATTAACGCTAAAGATGATATGAAGCGTACCTTTGAACACCATAAGGACCGTAAGCCTGATGAGGATATCACCTTATTGTACCCATTCCCCGAAAGTGCTGTAAGTATGACTTCTCCTTCTTATGATAGTCAATTGACTTATTATAGCGCTAGTTTAATTACTATCTTTAAGAGTATTGCTGAAAGCTTAGACTGGGTAAATACTAGTGTTGTATCAGGTACTCAAAAGGAATATGATACTCAAGCAGAAGCTACTGAACAAACAGAGGAAATTTTAGACAATGGAGACATTGTAAAGACATTTTCAAAACCTAGTCATGAGTTACCTACAGTTGAACTTAAGGTACTTATTGCTATGGAAGACTATAATCAAGAGGAATTAGATAATATTCTAGTAGACTTTGAATAGACTTATATGTCTAAATAAGAGACTGTATCCCTATAGGTACAGTCTTTTTTAGTCCATTGTAATATTTCAACATACTATGTAATATTCCTGTAACAGTTCTGTAGTTGTTTAGCAATAATGCCATGATATATTAGTATATGTAAGCACGATTCAGTGCTTAACACTAAACTAGAAAGGCGTATCCTCGATTAGGAATCTTACAGCAATGTAAAGTGAACTTAAGAGTACCTTGTAAATAAATGAAAGTTTCTATTGACAAGTCTTAAGAACTAGGATACAATTATCTATGAATACCAAAAGTATTAAACTTGCAACTATGAGTCTATCAGCAATCCTTGTTTTAGGGGTTACTTCGGTAGCTAACGCACAAGCTGTTAATGTTAAATCAGGAGATACCCTATCGGAACTTGCTGATACCTATAACGTTTCAGTTGAAGACTTAGCTAATGACAATGGCATTTCTAACTTGGACTTCATTAAAGTTGGAGATGTACTACAAGTCAATGCTAAAAAAGTAAACAAAGCACATAGCAAAAAAGATATTGCTAAGACAACTGATAAGAAACTAGTTGTAGAAACACCTGTTACTACGGAAACTCCTGTAGTACCTCAACAAGAACCTCAACAAGAAACTCAACAGGTTACTCCTACACCAGCTAGTCAAGGTTCTGTATATGACCAATTCATTAGTGCAGGTGGTACCGATGCAATGTGGAACTCAATTGTTATGCCAGAATCAACGGGTAACCCTAATGCTTCTAATGGTCAATATCATGGTCTATTCCAAACTAATCAAAGTTGGGGATACGGGGATGTTGCCACACAGACACAAGGTGCTATCAATTATGCAGTTACTCGATATGGAAGTATTAGTGGTGCTATCAGCTTCCGAGCAAGTAATAACTGGTGGTAAAAATTAATTTTAAATAAATTAATAAAAAGGGTTGACAAACTAGAAATAGTATGATAGTATAACAATATAAGTTAGCGAAAACCAAGTTAACTTAAGAAGAACTAAACTGGTTCGGAACGAACCTTAGTAAATAGTCGTAACCTCTACACCTCATTCGTTGAATGAAGTGCAAGTCAGCGATGTTCCTAGAAGCTCGTTACTTTAGTAATGAGTAGTTCACTATCCTTGGCAAAGCAAAGCCATTTAAAAACTCTGTTGCTTACAAAGATGAGGCGCATAGACAACGTTAGACTATGTGACGGGTTCCTGTTAGTTCATGGAACTTAAAAATAGCATCTCCACTACTAATACTGATAGTCATCAGCGTCCGCTATGACAACTTATGATGTGTCCACCCACCAGGATAACGAGGGGTTTCAGTATAAAATAAAGGAACTTGATTAAAGACAAGCGGTGGCTTGCTAAATGGTTCATGGTAACTCTTCGTAGTGTTCTTAGTTACCTTAGTAGACTAGTAGCTCAACGGTAGAGTGTTTCACTGTTAATGAAGATGTTGTAGGTTCGA